AGCTGACTTAAATAGATGGAGTGGTTCATGGACAGCTGGCTCAAGTATTATTTCAGGTAGCCAACCTTCAAACTGGAGACGACCAAACCCTTTCGCTTCAGCTACTATCACAAATACAAACGCGACAGCAGTAGGGTTCTCAGGAGATTTAACAGACGACTGGCCAACAGAAGAAGAAAAGTATTATACGGCAATGCCAGATTTAATAGGCACAAGAGAACTTTCTGACAAAACAAGAATAGAAGACTCGACGTTGCTAGGAAATCTTTCATCTGACAGAAAAGTAGAAAGAAGTACTTACGATAAAGCTGCTCTTGATTCAAATAGAATAGGTGTATATTTCTCTCCTACTTACGAAATAGATATAGACATTGCAAGAGAGTGGGGTGGTGCTAAATTTGATAACTATGTAGGTAATACGTTAGATATGAGGGATGATGAATATAAAAAGCTTAAAGATCTAAGAGCTCACTATTGGTACAAGCATAAGAATCCTTACAATTTCTTTGAATATTTAAAAATATTAAGACATTTGGACCATACGCTTTTCAAGCAGATCGAGCAGCTTATACCTGCAAGATGTAACGCACAAGTAGGACTATTGGTAAAACCTAACATGCTGGAAAGACCTAAGGTGAAGACAATGTTTGCTAATGTTGACGAACATCATTACGAAGGTACTATAGATACTAGCTTTTATAACGTGTTGGCTAGTACTACAACTTTAGGTGGCCCTGCACATCAATGGAAGAATCCTAAGACTGGCAAGTGGACAACTGGATCGGCACAGGCAGGAACCAGCGCTGTTCAAGCACACACAGGTTTTCAAACAATAAAGAGTGGGTCATCGACAATAAGAACAAATCAATCTGAAGGAGAGTTAGTTGTAAATATAGATACAAGAACTCACTTTGGCCACGATTTAGAAGATATGGGAGCTAGATATATTTGGAGGTACTTACACCAATATAAAGTATCAGGTTCAACACAGGTTTCACAATCTTCAGCTTGGCTACAACAGCCTGGTGCTGCATATGAAAATGGTGGAGCTTTCTTAACTAACGATTATGCAGGAATAACGTTGACAGACACGCAGGTAGATCATTACTACGGTTTTCAACATATGCTAAACTCACAGTCAGCTCACGCAACAATAAATAGAAATGCTGCATTTAAAGTGCACACACCGCAGGATTTATCGCTTAACAATTCACCTAGAAAAGTAGGTCATCCAAATTCTGATGATCAAGCTTTGAATAAAAGAGCCAGAAGAAACTTTGAAGATTTTGGTAACTTTAAAAACTTCCATCACGGTAGAATGTCTAGAATATTCCAGAAGGAAGTATTTTGGTATTTCTCTCCAAAATGCAATATCGGCCACATGAGTGCTTCAGCTGGTGGCAATATAAAGCCAACTGTATCTATGAGTGGCTGGTCACCAAGTGAATTCGAAAGTGGATTTTTCAGATCTGGTCTTAGACCTGTAAGTAGAAGTTATGTCAACGCAGAAGTTTCAGATTTTAGACCTACAGGCATGAACAACTTATATCATGGAGGCTGCAAGCTAATAGGTTCTGACTTTAACATGCCTGTACTATCAACAATTGATGGAGGGCCTGTAGTTGAAGTTACTGACACAAATCCAAACACGCTTTCTATAAGAGGAAGGTCAGCTGATGGTGGAGATTTAGCTGCAGAAGGAAGAACTATGACGAGGGCAGTATAAAACTAAACAATCATATATTTATATTATATAAAGAAAACAACAGGGAATAATTATGGGCTATTTAGATAAAACAACAATAACGGTGGATGCGATTCTCACCAAAAAAGGTAGAGAACTTTTAGCGAAAGGTTCTGAGCAGTTTAATATCACACAATTCGCTTTGGCAGATGACGAAGTAGACTATGGTTTGTGGGACGTTAATCACCAATTAGGTACTAACTATTACGGGCAAGCAATTGAAGCTATGCCTTTAACTGAAGCTGTACCAAACGAAACTTATGTAATGAAGCACAAGTTAGTTACTCTTCCTAAAAATATTTCAAGAATGCCAACAGTTACTGTAGGTATTACTAGTATAGTATTACAGCATGGTGGTGATAGAGCTCCAATCGTACCAAACACTGCAAATTACGCAAATGGAAATTCAACTTACGGATATACTGCAATTCTTGCAGATTCTGATGCTTGTTATCTTAACGTAGGTAAAGGTGGGAAAATATCTGGCGGCTTCAATCCAACAATGGCAGACTTCATAGGTGATACAGGGAATTCAGTATCAGTTACAGGAATGAGGTTTGATATAGTTGCAAAAGCACAGCCTATAGAAGATAAATCAACAACATTAACAATAATTGGTAACGAAACAGGTGGTTATGTTACTGTCAACATTACTGTTAAAAAAGAATCAACAGCTACAAATTTAGTTGAAGATTATTACCACCAAGACAAATAAAACAGGGAATAAATAATGGCAACTAGATTTAATAGAGACAACGCACTCCAAAGAAATTATTCTACACGTGTAGGTATGAGGGACAGAAGATTAACATCTCCTGTGAGAAGAAGAATTGAGCCTATATACACAAAATTCGAAAGCGGTGACGTAGTACAAAATGCTCAGGCAGATATAATAACAGCAGCAATGTGGTCTAACAACGACGGTGAGCTTAAAGAATCATCTGGAGAATTATATACTTCATCTGTACAGATGGCAGCAGCTGGTGTATATTATGCAGAGGTTTATAGAGACGAACCACAGCTTACAGCTTCAGCTGAACCTCAATTTGCAGTTGCCTATGGTAACTATCATGGTTCAGGATCAGCACCGGTTTCGGAATATGCTTCTGAAGGTATGACACCAACAAAGGCTATATATCAACAGTATAGAAACTTATGTTTAGCTCCTGGTGACGATTACTTTTCAATAACAGATGCATCTGGTAATACTACAAACGAAACAGGCTCTATGTTTATAAACATTAACAGACAAAGATTTAAAGAAAGAATAGATCCTGGTAATTGGCAGTTAGAAATCTCATCTTCTAAATTTGGAACAAACGGTGCTAGATATGTACTAACAGACGACAGTTCTGTAAATTCTGCAACCCTAGGAGATAGCGGTGCAATATATAAAATTGTTTCTGGATCTATGGGGACTACTCAATCAAATGCAACTCAATTTGGTTGGCTTTATCCTGATATGGGGGTGTTGATGTTATCACCTAGAGTAATGAATTACGGTGGTAGTTTAAACACTAACTTCTGCTGGTGTCCAGGCCAGACAAACAATGTGACAGCACAGATAAATAACACAGTAAAAGATATGATCGGATTTTTTACAAGCTCCACATCAGCAACCGGTAATAACGCATCACAATCATTCGCGGCAAGAAGTAGTGAGAAAATATATTCAACTCATTATTTTATAAGACTTAAGAATTCAGAATATAATTTTTCTAATAACCCATCTTTTACTACTGGCTCTCAAGGAGAATTCGCTCACCCTTCTATGTATAAAGACCCTAAGGTTTATGTAACAACCGTTGGTATGTACAATAGCAGAAACGAATTATTAGCAATTGCTAAGTTAAGTAAACCTTTATTGAAATCTTTTACAAGAGAGGCGTTGATACGAGTTAAATTAGAATTTTAACATAGGGGGCAATAATGGCTACGTTCAAAAAATTTAGAAAGGACGAAATACAAATAACCCCGTACGAAGCTCATAAAGAATATCTTGTTTATGTTTCGGACTATACAGGTAGTTATCACGAACCGTATTACGCTCAATCTAGAATATACAATCACCCACTTACATCTTCAGACACTTTGCGAGAAGCTGAAGTTTCATTGAGCGTATATTGTTATGATGCAGTTAATCCTGTAGGTGCAGGCGAAGGAATAGATGACGACTTCTTTCCAGATGAGTTTGGAAAATATGGCGCAATACTAAGTGCTTCAGGTCATATTAAAACAACTAACGGATATTTTTCTAGAGCTATGCATTCATCACTTCAAGGTATGTATTATACAAACCCTGATGATCCATGTTATACACTAGATAATAGTGGTTACGAAAAAGAGTACAGAGAACTAAATACTTCTGCACAAATACTTTCTATACCTCAACGTATGTTTGGAGACAATATACACAAGGGAAGCATAAAGATAACATCAGGTAGTGGAGCTAACAGAATAACAATTTACGACGACGGCTTTGGCAATCTGTACGACCACAACATGACAGGTAGTGCTGACAGTGGCTCAGTAACTTCAGGCTCGGTTTTAAACTATGTTTCAAAAAGTCTATTCAGTCTCAACTTTAATGACATGCATTCTGATAGCGGTAAAAGAATATCAGCGCATAGTATAAATGCTTTTAACACATTTACACAAGACAGAGGTGATAAATTTTCTATAAAAAATACAACAAGATTTTTTGAAAGATCAAAATATGCAAATGAAGTTGAATTATACAACTGCACACCAGATGCTACGTCATCTACTAGTAATGGTACTGTACTTAGATTAGACGGCATAGATCAGACAACAGTAGAAGGTAGAACTGCAGAGGAAAGTCAGAGCATGATGATAGCAAAGCATAATCTTCAATTCGGATTTAGACAATCAGAAGACTATACTGTGCATTTAAGACTTTCAGCTTCAAACCACCAACCATCATCTGAGTCTGTAGACGCAACAGGCCCTCATCAATATATTGTTTCTAAATTAGACGATGTAAAAGGCGGTTCATTTCCATTTTCAATAAAGCTATGCAATAACCATGCGGATGGTACTTCTGCACAAGGAATACCTGGAGGCATACAAGCTTCGATACACAATGGAATCTTCGAGCAACAACTAGACCTGAACAGTACAACAAACATAACAGGTAGTACAGCTGCATATCATAATGTAGTATTTGTAAAAACTGGTAGTATTGCTGAGCTTTATATAAACGGAAATCTAGAAGCTACAGGTCCTGTGCCAAAAGGTAGGTTACACAACAGTGACGATATAATTATAGGTGCACGAACTGCGTGGAAAGGTAAATATACAAAAGGTAGCAGAGCACACAGAGGTAAAGCTAGAAAGTCAGGTGGGACATATAACAGAACTACAAAGCCAGAGATAGAATATTTTAGAAGTTTCAGAGGAACAATAAGTAATATCATGATTTTTAGTGGAGGCTTATCGTCCAAAGAAATTTCATATGGTCAGACGACAAATGGAACATTTTCAAACCACGTAGGAAATATTTTTTACAATCACGGCATAATTGCTCTTACTGATACTGATGCTAAATATAAAAATGTTCGTAATATGCTTTCTGAATGTACACTATCTTTCAAGAATTCACATACAATATTTGAACACGAATATTCATGCCATATAAAAGAGCGAGAATATACAACTACTATGAACCCATCGATAATAGAAAATGACAAGACTGGTGAGATAAAACATTTTGTAACTCAATCTTCTTGGGCTCCATACATAACAACAATAGGATTATACGATAGTCAAGCTAGACTTTTAGCTATAGGCAAGCTGTCAAAGCCTATTAAGAAGTCAGACGAATACGATACAACTTTTATCGTAAGATACGACACATAAAGGAGTAAGGCCCATGAGCCATTGGTTATATAAAAGCGAACAGCTGTTGGAGTCGCCAGAAAATTATTTTGGTTTTGTATACATAATTACAAACACAATATCTGATAGAAAGTATATAGGCCGAAAGTATTTCGGTTCCACCAGACGCGTCAAAGTAGCAGGCAAGAAGAGACGTAAGATAATAAGAAAAGATTCAAATTGGAGGGAATATACAGGGTCATCAAAATCTCTAAACAAAGACATAGAAATTCTTGGAAAAAATAAGTTTAAGTTTGAAATTCTTGTAATGGGTGAAACAAAAGGTCAAGTAAATTACTTAGAAGAAAATATACATCACAGGTTTCACGTTTCTTCGAAAGAAGAGTTTTACAACGACTGCATAGGCCCAAGAAGATTTGCACGAGTAAAGTTCCGCACAGATATGGAAAAGCAAATAAACGAAATAAAGTTTTAATATATCGTAGTTTTTTGTTATATTATATCTAAATGAAAAACAGACAACTAATAAACTTATTGGAAAGTGTTTTGGGCAATGCAAAGCATAGCGGCAACGAATCAACATTCCACTGCCCTTATTGTAACCACCACAAGAAAAAGCTAGTAATAAACACTGCTAGTGAAAAATGGCATTGTTGGGTTTGCGGAGTCAAAGGAGTGGGTGTCGAAAGAATATTTAAGAAAGTACAAGCATATGACAAAATATCTTTACTTAAAAAAATATCTAAAATAAAAGTATTCTCAAAGCTTAAAGAAAAAACTGAGCATGTTTCACTCCCTCTAGAATTTATACCCATAATGAATGGTACTTCAACAAGCCCTGAATATAGAAATGCTGCAAGATATCTGAAAGGCAGAGGTCTAAATAAGATAGATATATTAAGATACAATATAGGGTATTGCGACTCAGGCCCTTACTCTGGTATGGTTATTATACCAAGCTATGATAATGATGGTATGCTAAATTATTTCGTAGGTAGATCT